AACAGGAGATTTTACGGTTGAGACATGGGTCAGATTTACGAGCCTTGGGAGCTATCAAAGCGTCGTAACAACACGAACGGGTGCCGTCTCGGTTACAACCGCTTGGTCGCTAGGTGCTACATCTACAGGGGCGGTCTATCTTTACACCAATGGCTTTGTGGCCGCCTCGGCGACTGGCTTGGTTACAACGGGAACTTGGTATCACCTTGCCGTTGCTCGCTCGGGTACCACAGCAAGGTTATTTCTCGATGGAACCCTTGTTGCAACTGGATCCAACAGTCAGAGCTTCACTGATCAAGTGCTTGCAGTGGGAGCAAACGGCGATGGCAGTGAAGCCGTGAATGGCTACATCGACGATCTCCGCATCACCAAAGGAGTCGCAAGGTACACCGCTAACTTCCTGCCGCCCACCATTGCCCATCCCGTCTGGTCCGAGACCGACGCCAGCTTCAGCTCGGTCTCGCTGCTGCTGAACGGCAACGGTGCCAATGCGAGCACGGTCATCGCAGATCGCAGCAGCAATGGCCTGACACTGGTGCCCAACGGCAACGCTCAGATCAGCACGACGCAGAACAGGTTCGGTGGGTCGAGCTTGTACTTTGATGGTACGGGGGATTTCTTGTCAGTCGCGGCTTCCTCGGCACTTGTCTTTGATGCTGACTTTACTATTGAAGGCTGGATATTCTGCTCATCAGTAACTTCAAATAAAGGGATTTTTGCTTCCTCTGGTGAACGCTTTGGCTTGATTAGGATTAGCAATTACTTGTATTGGCTCGGCTCTACTGACATCAGCGGAAGCAGTATTACATTTGCAGCAAATACCTGGATACATGTGGCAGCGTGCCGCTCCGGCACCACGCTGCGCCTATTTGCAAATGGTCAACTAGCTGGCAGTGGTACTTCCACGCAGACACCCGCATCAAACACATGGTATGTAGGAAGCAATCAAAGCAATGAACAGTTTGACGGTTATATCGACGATCTTCGTATCACAAAGGGCGTAGCCCGCTACACCACCGCCTTCACGCCCCCCGTAGCCCCTCTCCCAATCCCAGTCATCGATCTCAACTTCGGCGCCGTCTCACTCCTGCTCCACATGAACGGAGCAAATGCGAGCACGACCTTCCCCGATCACAGTTACAACGCCCTAGCGGTCACGGCTAACGGCAACGCGCAGATCTCAACGGCGCAGAGCAAGTTCGGCGGTGCGAGTGCGTTGTTTGATGGGACAGGGGATCGGCTGACACTGGCAAGTTCACCACTCTTTGGATTTGGCACAGGCGACTTTACCTGTGAGTGCTGGATACATCGCACAGTTTCTGTCAACCAGAATATTCTTGATTTCAGGACAGCCGCAGACGTGCAGACATGGGTGTGGAATATAACCTCAAACGCTATAAGCATGTATACGCCGTCCGGAACACTAATATCGGGTACAACTGTGTTGGCGGCTAATCAGTGGTACCACGTAGCAATAACGCGCAGCGGAGGAACAATTCGCCAGTTTGTGAATGGCGTTTTAGAAGGTTCAGGCACCAATACATCAGATTTTCAGTCTTCCCGCCCACTGACTATTGGAGGAACGCCAGACGCGGTCAATGGGATGTTCACCGGTTACATCGACGACATTCGTATCACCAAAGGCATCGCCCGCTACACCGCCAACTTCACCCCACCAACGGCCCAGTTCCCGAATTCGTAATGCTTAATCGTCTTGCCAGCTCGGAACAGGCAAAAGAGCGCCTGCAGATTTGTTTGTCCTGCGAGCGCTTGCGCCCGTTCATCAAGCAATGCGGTGCTTGCGGCTGCTTTGTTTATGCTAAGGTGCGATTAAAGAAGGCAAGCTGCCCTTTGGGTAAGTGGTAAACCATGGCAGTTTTCCCAAATATTGCTCCAATCCATTCGTTAAACAAAACGGTCTCTCCTCTTGTTTCAAAGACAAGGCTGGGAGACGGCTATATTGCCTTTCATCAGTTGGGACTTAACTCAACCCGCTCCGAATGGCAACTTGAATGGCTGGTCGATTTTACGGATGCGACAACAATCGACACATTTTTAAGAACGAGGGCGAATGCCGAAGAATTCTTTGAATGGCAGCCTCCAGACTCACTGACTGCATTACGTTTTCGTTGTGAAGAATGGACAGTAGAAGAAGACACCGAAACTGTTTATCGCGTAAACGCCACCTTCAAAAGAGTATTTGAAACAGCTTCGTACTCTTTGTCTCCAAGTGCTGCAGATTGCATTGGGGATGAATTATGTGAAACGGATTACGGCAATTCTAACTATGCCGATTTCTGGATGTCCAGAATAATCTCGCCATTGACTGATTTAGATCCTCAGACGTATTCAGTGGATCGAATAGAGGGTCACAAGATTGTGATGGATAGCACTGGAAATTCATATAGCGTCTATATCCATCGCACGCCAGCGATGTTTTTCCCTGTGGCCACCCCGTCTGCATACTGGTATCTTGTTATTACCAAGCGTGATATTGGCGGAAACATAATCTGGTCTAAGCGTACTAGCATGAGCATTGCCGCAGTAACTCTGTATGGGATTTTCATTGGAGACTTGAGTGATGGCTACGGAAATAGCCTTGTTGTCATTGGAAATACAGCAAGCAGCATGACAGGCGCCGGTTTCTGGAATTACGAAACATGGTTGATGACATTTTCGCTTAATGGAGGGTTTCGCAGGGCATATACAACACCAATACCTGGAGCCGGCAATTTAAGATTATCAACCATTACAAACAATCTCTTGTTTGCAGCAACAGATCCAGGCGCCGTTGCCAACTATATGCATGTAATTAAACCGCAGGATGGATCGCTCGTTACAAGTTATTGGATAAGGCAACCAGGGACGATTTATGGGAGTGGAGATATTGGCACAGATACGCAACTAATAGAAATGAGTTCGACTCGTTCGCTGTTTTTTGCCAATCTTGGCGGGAATAGGATTCACGTTACACGAGTCAATAATGGCGTCCCAGAAACAACAGCGCTATTCCAAAGCATTCCATACACATTTTCGGGTAGCGGAACAAGTATCACTGCTTGTAAGTATGAAAACACAGTATTGTTGTTTAACTATAGATACATCTATCAATACAATATTGATGGCGAACTGATTAGGATTTTAAATATTCCTGGCGGCTACATTCTTGGTGGCGTTGACGGAATCAAGCTAGACAAGGAAAACGATAACATCTATCTTGGGCTGGGGCCGTCAGTGGCAACAATAGATTATGGGCTTACAACATTAAAGACCATTACAAATATGACCCCATCAGGAAATAGCTACTCAGGAAGAAATGGCACGCAGCAAGGAGGGGGAAACATGTTGAATTTACAAGGAAATAGATATGTGGTGAGCATGGATACTTACGCTGGATACGGGCAATCGGCTACCGGCGGGCGCGGAATCTTCATGCTTGGAGGAGCTCGTTTGTCTGAAGTTGGGCTTTACAAGACGATGGCTGTATCTGGGAACAGTGGCACTTACAATGCTGGAATTCAAGGCATTTCTGTTTATCAGGCCATCACTGAGACAGCCCTGAGTTACGTAAATAGATACACTGTCAGCAATATGATGGTTTGGCAGTATTACGCTTCAACCTCTGTGAGCCTAAGAACCCTCACCATGTCTGATTGTACCGATACTTACGTCTATAATTTATTCGATACCCAGTTTGGATGATTTGGCGTTCTGGTTATGACAGTCACATCTCAGGTACGCGCCGAACTAGCAAGCCTTCGTCCCAGCGCAATCATAGAGCTTTTTGAAATCAAAACATCAGCTCGCTTGCATGGTGCCTGCGAGGTTTATCGATTTCATTCTGGAGTGAATGCAAAATCAGTGAGCGGCAATGTTGTGTGGGGAGGCGTCACCTATTCGGCTTGGCCAGTTGAAGCCGAGGGCTTTGAATACAATGGTCAGGGCACATTGCCTAGACCCAAGCTGCGAATCGCAAATATTAACTATTTAATCACGGCGGCATTATTGGAAGTTAATTCTTATTCCGTGGGCTCCGATTTAACCGGAGCTACCGTAACCCGCATCAGAACACTGGCGCGATTTCTGGATGCAGTTAATTTTGAGAACGATACAAACCCTTATGGCACTCCAGATCCTACGGCAAGTTTGCCAGATGAGATTTATTACATTGATAGGAAATCGCTAGAAACTTTTGAAGTGGTTGAGTTTGAACTTGCCGCTGCCTTTGACTTGGCTGGAGTTATAGCACCAAAGCGCCAGGCCATTGCAAACATTTGCCAGTGGATTTATCGTTCTGCCGACTGTGGTTACATTGATGCTAATTATTTCACCGAAGATGATGTTGCAACCGCGAGTGAAGCTTCTGATGTTTGCGGAAAGCGGCTATCCAGTTGCCGCGCTCGGTTTGGGCAATACGCTCCGCTGCCATTTGGGTCGTTCCCTGGAGTGGGCGAGTACAACTACTAATGGACGGAGAGATTCTTAAAGCTTTGTTTGCCCATGGCGAACAAGAGCTCCCCCGTGAATCGTGCGGACTAATTGCAATTATCAAGGGGCGCGAGCGCTACTTTCCGTGTCGCAATCTTTCGATAGACGATGACCAATTCATCTTGGATCCACAAGACTACGCCAAAGTAGAACTACTTGGGGAGATCACTGCCGTTTGCCATAGCCATCCCGTAACCGCAGCAATAGCAAGCGAGGCAGATAAGATTGGTTGCGAGCATAGTGGGCTGCCATGGTATATCACCAACCCATGCACCAAGCAATGGACAATGATAGAGCCGTGTGGATACAAGGCTCCATTAATTGGAAGGCAATGGACATGGGCCATCATGGATTGCTGGACTCTTGTGAGAGATTGGTACGCAGAGCAAGGCATTGAACTGCCCGACTGGGAGAGGCCTATCACTTATTCTGAATTTGAAAGCCATCCATTCTTCGACGATTGCTGGAAAGATGCTGGATTTTTTCAAGCAGAAAAGGAGGCTATTCAATATGGAGACGCTGTTATTATGGCGCTAGGGTCTAAGAAGATTAACCATGTTGGCGTTTATGTTGGAGATCAAATGGTTTTGCATCATGTTAGAGGTAGACTAAGTAGTAGGGACTGTTATGGAGAGTGGCTCCAAAAGACTACTGCGCGAGTCCTTCGCCATCGTGACTGGAAAAAGCTTTAAATGCTATGAAAACGATTCGGGTGTTTGGAGATTTAGCCAAGCGCTTAAAGCAGAAAGTCTTTAAGGCTGATGTTGCTACGACAGGGGAAGCGGTTAGATTTCTTGTCGCCAATTTTCCATGGCTAGAGAAGTACATGGCGGATAGGCACTATAAAGTTTTTAACGATACGCATAGCATTGGAAAAGAAAACCTTCATGATCCAGTCGGAGCAAATGAAGCAATTTTGATTTGCCCAGTTATTGCAGGCCGTGGGGCAGTGGGAAAAATCATCGTTGGAGCATTGTTAATTGTTGGCTCGTTCTTTATTCCAGGAGCAGCAGCCTTTTTAGGTATTGGACTACAAGGATTGTTCTTTACAGTGGGCGCGAGCTTGGTGTTGGGCGGGGTGGCTCAACTGCTTTCCCCTACTCCAGCAACTTCTGACGATCAAAAGGATGCCAAGAATACAAGCTATTCATTTAGCGGCATTCAAAATACCAGCAGGCAGGGTGTTGCAATTCCGATCGTCTATGGCGAAGTTGTAACAGGTAGCATTGTTGTTAGTGCTTTTGTTGACATAGAAAAAATATGACAACAACTCAATTATTTCGCGGTGGTGGCGGCGGTTGCTTTAAGGGAGACGTTCCCGTCAGAACCGCCAACGGAGACAAAAGGATCGATGAAATTACAGTAGGCGAAAGCGTTTACTGTTTTGACGACAAAGGGAATTTGCTTCTCTCGGCAGTGCTTGCGGTGCATGAGCACGAAAACGAGAGCGTGTCTAGGTATACCATATGGGGAGGGCAGCAGCTTGACTCCACTCCAAATCATTGGGTGCTGAATCAATTCAATGCTTTTGTTGCTATTGGCACGCTAGGCCCAGATGATTGCTTGATTGACGAAAACAATCATCTCCGTCCCATTGTAAAAGTTGAGGACATTGGCAAGCATACTGTTTACAATTTAACGGTAGAAAAATACCATACGTTTATCGCGGGAGGTATTCGTGTTCATAATGCTGGCCTAGGTCTTGGCAGAATTGCCGGCGCCGGTGGAGGAAGCAAAAGCTCAGGCGGATCACCTGATACTGAAAACGATAATTTAAATTCAAGAGCAACCGTTTATGCCCTTGACCTAGTCAGCGAAGGAGAGATCGAAGGGTTTCCTTCTGCTAGAGATTACGAAAGGGGGAGTAATGATTACAATATTGCGGCTCTTAAGGATATCTTTTTAGACGGTGTTGCAATTCTTCGTTCTAATGCTGACCCAGCCAATCCAAGTGATAATGATTACAATTTCAAGAAATCAGAGGCGTCTTTTGTTTACGGAACAGTAAATCAATCTTACATTGAGGGCTTTGAAGATGTTACGGAAGAAGTGTCCGTGGGGCAGACAGTTTATAAAGATTACCCAGTAGAAAGGACAATTGTAGACACAAACGTTGATAGCGTTCGCGTGACTTTAAGCTTTCCGGCTCTGCAAGAATATAAAGATAACGGAGACATCGAGGGAGCAGTTATTCATTACAAAATTGATGTCGCGGGAAATGGTGGGTCTTATGTTAACCAAGTAGATAAAAAATTAGAAGGAAGAACTGGGGATTTGTACCAAAAGTCCCATAAATTTTCTATTGCTGGATTCACTTTCCCAGTAACAATTAGGGTTAAGAGAACAACAAAGGATTCTGATAGTGTAAAACTACAAAATGAGATTCAATGGTATAGCTATACAGAGATTACTAGCGCAAAACTTCGCTATCCAAACAGCGCCTTGGTGGGCCTGGTAGTTGATTCAAAAGAATTTTCAAGTATTCCTGCGAGAACATTTCGCATTAGAGGGATCCAAGTCTCGATTCCCTCCAATGCAACAGTTGATAAAGAAAATGGCAGACTAACTTATGAAGGTGTCTGGGACGGCACTTTTGGAGCCCAGCAATGGTGTACGGATCCTGCCTGGTGCTTGTGGGATTTGCTTACAAACTGTAGATATGGATTTGGGCAGCACATCAAGTCTACAAGTTTAGACAAGTTTTCATTTTACCAAGCTTCTCAATACTGCTCTGAGCTTGTGCCAGACGGGAAGGGAGGCGAAGAGCCAAGATTCTCTTGCAATGTTGTTATTCAAAATCAAGAAGAGGCTTATAAGTTAATCAATAGCATGTGTTCTGTCTTCAGAGCCATGCCGTATTGGAGTTCTGGGTCGCTATCAATTAGCCAAGATAGGCCAACTGATGCCACGCTGATTTTCAACCAAACAAACATTACGGAAGAAGGGTTTCAGTATTCTGGGTCCAGCCTGAAAACACGACACACTGTTGCCATTGTTAGCTATCTGGATCTTGAAGCGCAAGAGCTTGCGTATGAAGCGGTTGAAGACCCAGGTGGCATTGCTAAATACGGAGTAATCACCACTCAAGTAGAAGGCTTTGCTGTGACAAGTCAAGCTCAAGCGCATCGACTTGGGGAATGGCTTCTTTATTCCGAACAGAACGAAAGCGAAACTTGTACATTCAAAACATCCCTAAAAGAAGGCTGCGAGATTCGACCAGGAATGGTTGTTGGAATCATCGATCCCGTCAGGACTGGTGTGAGAAGGGGTGGAAGAATTTCGTCGGCAACCACGACGAAGGTGAGGATTGATTCGGTAACTGCAACAAACTTGCCAACTGGAGGAAGCCCAACACTGCTGGTATCGATGCCGGACGGGACAATACAAGAAAAAGGCGTAGCCAGTATCAGTGGAGACACGATTACAGTCTCCAGCGCATTCTCAACGGCTCCACTGATTGGTGGCGTCTTCATCTATAACAACAACGAGCAAGCAGCCACTTACTGGCGCGTATTGTCAGTCAAAGAAGAAGAGCCAACTGTTTATGCTGTTACGGCATTGTCGTACATCGAATCAAAATATGACTACATTGAGCGCGATTTACCACTTGAACAAAGGGCCTATCTTCCCATCGAAATTGGAGATGCGAATCCTCCTTCTTCGATTAGCACTCAATTTGTTTCCACTGTCACCAATGGTGTCGTCGAGAATAAAACTTACATTAGCTGGCCGTCTGATCCAAACGTTTACGAATACAACATTAGTTACAAGCCAACTGGTAGTGGAAACTGGTCGTTGGTTTCAACACCTAATCCATCCATTGATATTCCCACCAACACGGCAGGCACTTACGATTTAAGTATCTCAGCAATCAACGCAGTTGGTAAAGCCTCTGCTTCTAGTTTCTTCACTTTTTCAGTAAGTATTGGCAGCAATGTTGCCGAAGACGTTACAAACTTGGACGGCGATATTGTCAACACTCAATCCGTTTCTTTGTCATGGAATCAAGCTACAAGTGCTTTTATTCTCAATGGTGGGCATGTATTGATTAGGCATCAAGCAGTTAGCTCTGGAGCGACGTGGGAAAATTCAACCGAGCTAATTTCTCCTCTTAGCGGAAGCACCACTTCAACCAGCGCCCCTCTTTTAAGTGGCACCTACTTAGTCAAGTTTGAGACTTCTTCTGGCGTCAAAAGCACTAATGCTGCGATGTTAGTTGTAGACGCTCCTGTTGCCACTGAAAACCTTCTTGTCCTGTAAGCGCCATGTCTGCCATTATTGAGCATTTAACAATTCCTCCTTTTCAAGGGACTGGAACTAATTTTGCTTATGACGCCAGCAAAGGTGGGCTAGCACTTTCTGGAGGAGGGCAATTAATTGACAGCATTGGAATTGGCGAGGACTGGGATTCCTATGGCACCTTTGATCAACTGCTGCTAATTGATAGCCTTCCATTTGTAATTGATTCCAACGGACTAATCGATTCGTTTCCGACAATTGATACGATTGGCGAAAGTGGAGGATGGGACGCAATTGAATCAGTGGATGCGGCAGGAGGAGGAGCTGTAACTGGAGAATATTTATTCTCTAGTGGCATCACGTTAAACGGAGTTTATGACGCTGTTTTTAGGCGCACTCTGGCAGCAAGTAGCTTTTTGATTGATTCCAGTATTGATCTAAAGACTGGACTAATCGATACATGGACTGACTTCGATGGGGTAAATTCCGACTTGGCGACAGTCAGAGTATTGGGAAGATCAAGTAACGATAACGTTGCGTGGTCGGACTGGAAAATGGTCACCAATACGGTACTAAGAGGAAGATATTTTGAATTCAAGGCGACAACAGAAACTGCTTCTTTTAACGATTCAACTGTTATTACAGAGCTTGGTGTTACTGGATACTTAGAGCAACGCAATGAAGTGGCGACTAAGAGTACGAATGGCACTATCACATTTCAGCATCCTTTCTATGACGTGCCTGGGGTTATTGTTACAGCGTTTGACCAGCAAACTGGTGATTATCCCGCGATTACAAGTGCCACTCGCTCCTCCATGGTAGTAACATGGAAAGATAGTAGTGGTAATCCTGTTACAAGGACTTTCACTTATCAAGCAACTGGCTACGGAACCGAGATTGTCTAATGGCACAAGCTGATTTCAACATTGAAAATCAAAGCGGAGCTAGCTTTCGCGCTGACTTAAACAACCAGTTGCTTGCACTGGGCACTAACAGTAGTGGCGCGACTGCTCCTTCCACCACTTTCGCATTTATGTGGTGGGCGGATACTGCAAATGATGCGCTCAAGATTCGCAACACTGCCAACAATGGTTGGGTGACAGTTGGCACACTTAGCGCCACAACGCTTGGACTTTTGTCCCGTGCTGGTGGCACGATGGATGAAGGCGCCAACATTGCTACTGGCACAACCACTGGCACAAAGATTGGCACGGCCACCACTCAGAAGCTTGGCTTTTTTAACGCTACGCCCGTCATTCAGCAGACTCTCACCACTGACCTACTTGACGCCCTGCAGGCTCTTGGCCTGATTGCCAGCGGCGCAGGAAACACTCCTCTGAACCTTACCAGCGGCGCTTTCCAGTGCGGCACGATCACTAGCGACACTCATACATTTAACGATGCAACGAACGTCGTCGTTGGCACTACGACTGGCACAAAGATCGGCACTGCTACCACGCAAAAAATCGGCTTCTACAACGCCACTCCTACAGTTCAGGGCACTGCTATTGCTGACCTGACTGTAACTGCCACTTCCGGTTCATTGCCCACTGCGAATGGTTCCGTCACCATCGCCAACACTGCCACTCCCACTGAAGTCGAGTTGCTTGAGTTTTGCGTAGAACTTGAGGCTAAGCTTGAGCTCCTATTGGCGCGGACGCGCACTTTAGGATTCATCGCCACCTAATCTTAAATGGCAGTCAAAAGCAAAGTCGGCATTTCTGGTAGTCGTCGCGAGCATCAGCCCGCTCCTCCCAAGTTGACTAACCAGGGACAGGGAAAAAATAGTCGTTCCAATCATGGACGCAAGAAACTCAGGGGTCAAGGAAAAGGCTGATTGACAGACGACAAAGAGAGGCTAGACTCCGGTCTGGTCTCTCTTTTTTCATGGCCTTCGTCGATTCGTATAGCTTCACCCATCGCTTCACCGACGAAAAAACAATGTCCGACACTGCTAGTTATCAGGAAATCATTCACCAATGCAGTGGAGTGAATGGAATGGGCTTGACTAGACAATTTTTCCAATTTGCTCTTGGCTGCGGTTACTCCCCTGAGACAATTGTCGATGCGATGGCAGCATTGTCTAAGGAATATGGACAAGCTTATTGCGGTTACAATGAGGAGAGTTGACTATGCAAAATGGGACAAGTAAAGGTTGGTGGTGAGCAGTTTGAAACCCACATTGAGGCTGACCATCGTGGCCAACTACTTCAAAGCGGTCCTGATAGCGGCGGGCTAGATGCATTTGGGCGCCAAAGATTTAGCCAGCCGTTTACGCTTTTTGATAGCATGCTTTGCTTATCAAAGCGCACAGATTTATGGAACGAGACACTGGTGGCAAGCGGCACTGTTAACTATCTAGTTAACGAAAGCAGTCTTGAACTAAAAACCACCACTGCTTCTGGTGATACGGTATTGCGTCGTACAAGGAAGCGCTTTCCGTATCAACCAGGCAAAAGCTTATTAACTCTGCAGAGCTTTGTCGGCAGCCCTCCAACTGCTGGGCTAGTACAGGAAGTTGGATATTTTGATGACAATAATGGCGTGATGCTTCGTGCCAGTGGTACAACCGTTCAATTTGTGGTTAGAAGCAGCACCACTGGAAGCGTTGTCGAGGATGTAGTTCCGCAGTCGCAGTGGAACATTGACACATTTTCAACCCTAGACATTGGCAAGGCTCAGATTTTTATTGCGGACTTGGAATGGCTGGGCGTTGGTCGAGTGCGCTGCGGCTTTGTTATTGATGGAGAGATTAAATATTGCCACGAATTCAACCATTCAAACAATCTAAATAAGGTGTACATGAAAACGGCTGTATTGCCGTTATCGTACCGAGTGCATAATTCTTCTTCCATCGCTACGCCTGCAACCTTCAAGCAAATTTGTAGCACCATTATCAGCGAGGGCGGTTACAACCCAATGGGTCCAATTTATTCAGAAGGGCCAGCCCTTGGCAGTGTTGGTAACATTTCTAGCGAAGTGTTGGTAGTGGCTATCAAAATGGCAAATGGCTTTACTGATAACCTTATTCTTCCATCGCAAGTAGACGGAGCGATTGAAGGAAACACAATTGGTAAATGGCGTCTGCGTCGAGGTGTTACCATTTCAGGGGCTTCGTGGCAAAACGCAAGCAATGGGAGGGGATTTGTTCAGTACACAACTACTGGAACAATTACATCCAGTGGCGTTACTGAATTTAGCGGACTCATTGGAGGACGTTCTTCTATTCAGCTTGCCGCAGAAGAAGCTGTGCAATCAGCGCTAGGAACTGATGCGAGCGGAAATAGCGACATCATTGCCTTAACAATTGAAGCAACATCTGCAACTAAAGGTACGGCGATGCTGGGCTGGCGGGAATTGGTTTAATTGTTTAACATGGAAGTATAGTATTCGTCTTTAGGTAGAATGGCCACCCCAAATAAATTCTGGGCATTTAGCGAGCATGTCGCAGAAGGGAGGCACAATCTCCAGAGCGACTCATTAAAAATCTATCTTTCTAATACCACGCCAAATGCTGGCACCCATGCGGTGAAAGCTGACCTGACTGAAATTTCAGCAGGAAATGGCTATGCAGCAGGCGGTAACGTAGCTAGCGGTGTCACCTCTGTTCAGGCATCTGGCACTTACAAGCTTGTCCTCCAAAGCCCTTCCACTTGGTTTGCCGCAGGCGGATCAATTGGCCCATTCCAGCATGCCGTGCTTTACAACGCCACTTCATCCGGTAACCCATTGATTTGTTGGTGGTCATATCCAAGTGGCATCACATTGGCCGATGGAGAGACATTTACAGTTGTGTTAAGTAGCGCAAGTGGAGTGCTGACAATCGCGTAACTTTTAGCTGTTTTACCTAGCATATAGATTGCACGGCAGGCCATGATTTCACCAGCTCGTTACGACATTACCATTCATCAGGGAGCCACGTTTGAGCTGCCGTTGCGATACAAGGATGCGTCTGGTGTTCCCGTGAATATGAGCGGCTACACAGTCACTGCTCAGTTATGGGATAAATACGGAACGGTTAAAATCGCAAACTTTCTCACTCCATGGAAAGTGCAAGGAAGTGGATATTTTGCAATTCGATTAGAAGCAAGTACAACGAGTGGCATCACCCAGCAAGGGCAATATGATGTGATGATTACAGAGCCTGGGAATGATAAATACTATCTCCTTCAGGGCACTGCTTTTATTGACCTTGGGCTGACTGGGCGATGAGTAATAACATTGAAATTACGGTCAATCAGGCTCAGGCCATTATCGAGGCAGAGTCCGAAGTTGGATTAGACGTAGTTGCGTCTTCTAATGTTTCGCTTGAACTTAAGGCTCCTGGTTTGCAGGGAGCAATTGGAGCGACGGGCATTCAAGGGGCGACGGGCCCAACTGGACCCTCTGGTGTCGCATCGATCATTATTGGATCAGTGCCTACGGTTGGCGTTAATCCGCCAGCCACGCTGAGCGCAGCTTTCCCTGGTGCTCAAAATGGCAATGCCGTCATTGATCAAACTAATGGTGACTTATGGGTTTACGACACAATTACTTGGAACAGTGTAGGTAATATTCTTGGTGCTACTGGCATTGATGGCCCAACGGGAGCAACTGGCCCTCAAGGCGCTACGGGCGTAGGCATCACTGGAGCCACTGGTATCGGCATTACGGGTGCAACAGGCGTTCAAGGACTTGCAGGAGCCACGGGACCAGTTGGCCTTACGGGAGCCACTGGCATTGGCATTACGGGCGCAACGGGCATTCAAGGCCCCACTGGCGTCACTGGAGCAGTTGGCATTACTGGCGCAACTGGAACGAAAGAGTTTTACATTTCTGCCACTCCTCCATCGTCCCCTTCTCCAGGCGCCGAATGGTTCGATGAAACGACGGGTACGCTCTACACCTATTTCAATGATGGCAACACGTCTCAATGGGTGGAACTTGGCCCTCCTGGTGCAGTTGGGATTACTGGGGCCACTGGCGCAGTAGGCGCAACTGGTGCTACAGGCGCTCAAGGAGCCACTGGCATTGGCATTACTGGAGCTACTGGGGCTCGGGGTTCGACTGGTGCTCAAGGTATTACTGGTGCGACTGGAGCGGAAGCCACGGGCGCCACTGGTGTACAAGGCGCAACGGGCATTCAAGGAATTACTGGGGCTACTGGAGTAGGTGCGACTGGTGCCACAGGAGCGCAGGGCATCGTTGGGGCCACGGGAGCCACTGGCGTTGGAGTTACTGGCGCCACTGGCATTCAGGGCATTTCTGGCATCACAGGTGCCACGGGTGCTGTTGGAGCCACTGGTTTGCAAGGTTTGACAGGAGCCACTGGGCTTCAAGGCGTTACTGGAATCACGGGCGCGACTGGATTGCAAGGCATCATTGGCGTTACTGGGGCCACTGGTGCCGCTGGCGTTCAGGGAACGACTGGCATCACTGGAGCCACTGGCCTGCAAGGCTTAACAGGAGTTACGGGTGCTACTGGAATTGCGGGCCCTACTGGAGTTCAAGGCGTTACCGGCGCCACTGGAGCGCAAGGCGTTACTGGCGCTACTGGCGCAATTGGCTCGACAGGGCCTACTGGGGCAACTGGCCCAACACCAGAAAGCACTGTTTATTCGGCCAGTTCAATTACAACAATTAGCGGCAATTATGTTTCTGGCAATCTTGCCAGTATTCAAACTTATGGCGATTTCAGCGCTGGCAATTATTACAGAGTTGATGATATTAATGGAGCTGCGCCAGCCTATGAAGTGCAAGTTGGATTCTCTGGCATCACGCAATTTAACCGTATTGTCTTCAACGTAAACTACACCAACACTTCTCTCCATACTATTCGCGTAGAGCTTTACGACTATGTGAATTCAATTTGGGTGGAATTTGGGCGATTCCAAGGGCTTTCCACTTGGACTCAGTTCTTGCTTGGTGTTATTGACAGTACCAATTTTATTTCCAGCGGAAATGCTTTACTGCGTTTCTATCACCAATCCGCTGGCAATGGCACTCACCAAAGCTTGTATGATTATGTTGCTTTAGAAGATTCAATTCAAGGCGGACAAGGTCCAAGAGGGGCGACTGGCGCAGCAGGGCAGACTGGCGCTACTGGGGCGACTGGTGCTGCTGGCATTAGCGCAAGCGGACGTGTTTGGTATTTCTCGGAACTTGATTCCAATATTACTGGCTACGAAAGTTTAATTCCTGACAGGCCCGACTCGGCTCCTCAGGATGACATGACTGCCGTCACGACAAGCAGCAGCGGTGAAGTGTTGATTGAAGAATTCGCCACTGAAGTCGGGGATCCTGGCATTGAGGAAATTCCTCCAGGTGAATATGAGATTAGATTCTGGAGCTATGTTTCCAGTAACGATGGCGACACTCGTCTTGTATTCCGTGTTTACACTCGTAATACAAGTGGAACGGAGACTCCGCTATTTTATGTTGATTCTCCAGAGATTAACGCCACGGCTTCTAATTATTACAGCCAAATTCTTGTCAATACACAGTCAAACCCGATCAGCGCAACAGACAGAATTGTCACAAAAGTATATGCCAAGACAACTAGCGCAAGCAACATCACTGCTCACTTCCTGCATTCTGGCGCCACTCCAAGTTCTTGGAAAACTGCCATCACGCTTGGCTACGTCGGCCCTCAAGGAGCCACTGGCCCAACTGGAGTACAGGGAGTTACTGGCGCAACTGGAGCCACTGGCTTAAGCGGAAGTACCGGCCCTACTGGCGTCGGTGTCACCGGAGCAACTGGTGTTCAAGGAGAGACGGGAATTACTGGCGCAACTGGCGTCATTGGCATTACTGGAGCAACAGGCGCCCAGGGAATTACTGGAGCCACTGGAGCCACTGGAATTCAAGGCGTTACTGGCATTACTGGCGCCACCGGCATTGGCATCACTGGAGCTACTGGGATTCAAGGCGTCACTGGAGCAACTGGAGTAGTCGGCATCACAGGCGCAACTGGTATAGATGGAGCTACTGGTATTGGCATTACTGGTGCCACGGGAGTGCAGGGTGTCACTGGGGCTACGGGCGTTCAGGGAATCACAGGCGTCACCGGAGCCACTGGAGCAACTGGCATTCAGGGAATCACTGGAGCAACTGGCATTCAAGGGATTACTGGCGCCACTGGCGCAAATGGGCTCGATGGGGCTACGGGAGTTACGGGGGCTACGGGCGTCGCAGGAATTACTGGAGCGACAGGGGCAACGGGCGTTGCCGGTATTACTGGCATCACGGGCGCCACTGGCTTGCAAGGCTTGACAGGAGCTACGGGAGCCACTGGAGTAACGGGCGCAACAGGTGTAGTTGGCGTAACAGGTGCCACTGGAGTACAGGGAGCAACTGGCGTGACTGGTGCCACGGGCGTCAGCGGCGCCACTGGTGTTGCCGGCTTGACTGGTGCAACTGGCGCAACGGGCGTTGTTGGCCCTGCAGCACCCAGAGGAATAACCGTACTGTTCCCGACAAACGCCGAAAAGATTGCGATATTTTACACCACTAGCGCTATAACTATTACTGCCATCAGGGCAGTGCTTGCCGGAACAACGCCCAGTGTCACATTCTCCATCAGGCATGGTACGGATTTCTCTGCCGCCGGCACAGAAGTAGTGACTGGCGGCACGACCACGACAAACACAAGTACCGGCCAGGCTATTACGACCTTTAACAACGCCTCCGTTGCTGCCAACAGTTTCGTATGGCTGACTACAACTGCAGTCAGTGGTACGGTCAATCAACTGCATGCCTCGATTCAATATTGATGAGCGTTTCCCATAGTGCCGCCAGCGAATCACATACCGCCGCGACGGGCTCGGCAAACCAGGCCGCATTTTCGTGGACGCATACACAGACTGGCACCCCCAATGGAATACTGGTCTTTGTCTATACATTTAACTCCGTCACTGCGCTAGTTACATCGGTCACTTATGGCGCTGCCACATTGACTGCAGTCAGTGGCGGTAGCACGACAGATGCGGCCGGTGAGCCTGGCAGAATCGATACATATTTTCTTGGATCTGGTCTTGCCACTGGCAACCAAACGATAACCGTCAACAGAACAAATAATGCTACCGTTATGTACGCAACGGCCGCCACCGTTCTAGCGAATTACAACACGGAAGTCTATACTCCAGGCATTGTTTTACTTTCTGGTGATGGCACGATGTCGTTTCAGTCAGTAACGGACGGATGGCCTGGATCCTTTAGTCAGAGATATGCGGGTGCATACAGTGGCCTGAATACTCCACCGGCGGCAGATACTGGCAGCACAGTATTGAACAACATCGATATCGGCAACTACGGCGCGGTGATGGCTAGGGAAAACACCCCAGGCCAGGGACCGCGAGATGTTGGCTTCAACGGCGCAACTGA